GCTGTCTGTGCATTTGCTATAACTTGGTCTCCCTTGTTTTTAGCTAACGACGATACTCTATATTCGTCTTCTGTCATATATTCTCCAAAATTCAAGTCTTTTCCAATCTCATCCATCTTAGCGGCTAAGTCAACAGCTATAGCAGCATACGTTTCAACCAAGGCGTCAGCTCTTTTCTTTAACTCTGGATTCTGATTAACATGTTCTATAACTTTTAAAGCATCTTCTAGATTAAATCTTCCATCCTTCATGAATGTCTTAGTTAAGAAATCGTAATCTCTTAAAGAGTTATACAAATTAATTACTTCTGAGTTAGTAGCTCCTTCAAATAAATTTAAATTATCTCCTTTTCTATCGTTTAAAACCAAAGATGTTTTACCAAATTCTAAGTTCTCTACATCTCCTTTTTCGGCTATAGTTACACCACCTAAACTCAACCCTTCCTTTTTAGAAAATACCCTAGCTGTTTTAAGTAAGTTTGATTTAAACAATTTTGCCAATGTTTTTTTACCTACTTGTTGTCCGTAAATTTTGTCATTTAATATTCTAGAATAGTTTGTAGACCTATCATCGACTCTGTTTTTAAAATCATCTAATTTTTTAAATACATTATTATTGAAGAAATCTTGTGATTCAGTATCACTTAATAGGTCGTAAAATCTATATGTTATACTAAAACTAAAATTAGGTATTTTAGATATGCTAGAATAAATAGATTTAGCTATAGATGAAGCACCAATAGATCCAATAA